GCCGCCGCACTGGTCGCACTGAACACCGTACACAGCGGGATGCTGAATGTAAGCCCAGGCTCTTTTCGGCCAGCCTAATTTTTCAAACGGTTTCATTTTCTTGCACTTAACAATCCATAATCTCGTTCCATCCCTCAATTGCGTCTCTTTCCAAACCTTTAGGGCCTCGACATCCGCAATCGCACTCAATGAAATATTCATTCATTGCGGCACTCCCTGTTTCCTGAATTTGAGGCTCTTCTTTGCAGTAGGAGCAGCAAACAATACTGTCTCTAAGCAAGTCCATTTCCATAAAAACTCCTGAGTTTTTGGTAGAAGTATGATTATATTTCAATTTTTTCTGGCTGAATATTGAAAAGCGGGAATAAATAACCATCCAATTCACCGGACATATCTCCGAAAAAACAAATATTGGCCCCATTCGGTAAGGTTTTAAGAAAATCAAACGTTTTCTTTTTCAATGGCGTCACTCCCAGTTTCATTTCTCGCATATAGAACTTGTCGCAGCTCCCGACCTTGAGTCGGCTTAATGCCTCTAAAGCCCAAGTTCCTAGATGAGTAAGTGCCGGTTCCCCGTCAAACACTTCTCCACCTGCCCAGCATGCGTAAAATGTTTTGAATTTAAATTTGATTTTAAAAACTGTAAAACCTATCTCAACAACGCCGAAAGGAATACCTGTAAATTTACAAAGTTCATATCTACTCGCATCGCTGATTGTTTGATTTTTAATTAAATAACTTTTAATTATTTTCCTCCCCATAATTTTTTCTTTCTAAACCCCGCACAGTTCCAATTCCATCCTCGGTACACAAACTTGCACTCCCGCGTGTACCAGAACCCGTTAGCGGGCCGCACAAAGGCGAAATCGGCAGTCTTCAGCGCCTCCATATCTTTCCGCACGTCAGGTCGGAAGAAATGAGTGAAACGTTTGCAAAGCATTTTCTTCGTTTCTCCGAGGTGACGAACTTCACCTCGGGAGCATTTCGGGCATTGGTAGACGCTCATGTCTCGAAACTCAGTTGTTCGGCTATCAAATAGGCGATCTCCGGGACTATCGAATTTCCCAGCATCTTTACTCTCGATTTAATTTCGTCCAGTTCAACGGGTAGCCCATCATCCATTCGTAAATTTTTGGGAAGCAATTCAAGGGAACGTCTAAACATTTCAAAACTCCCGCCAGTTTGTCGTAGTGCCCTTTTCTGGCGATCACCCGCCAGCAGGATTCTTGCGAAAATCGAATCACCATCGCGCACGACGCCGTGGGGGTAGGCAACAATCCACGTCCTTTCCCGTAGATGAGTCTGTCCGACAGCGGCAGCAGTGACACAGTGCCACTGCGCAGCATACCCGATTTCGGCCAGGGACCAGAGAAAGTCTCCGAACCAAGCTCCCCGTTCTCCTGAAAGGAAAGCTGA